GCATCACCACGATCGGACTCCTCATCCAGGTGGCCTCCCTGCAGTCCGACACGAAGGCCCTACAGGCTGGTCTCGAGCAGAACGCCACGCGAGACATCCGCCTGGAGGACAAGATCTACGAGGAGCTCAAGCTGCTCCGTCAACTTCTGGAGAACGGCCGTGGCAAAGAGTAAGTCCGCAAAATACTACGCCAAGAACCCCAAGGCAGCCGCCAAGAAATCAGCCTACCAGCGCAAGCTCAACAAGAAGCCGTCCGTGAAGGCGGCCTCCGAAGCGCGGTGGGCAGAGAGACGGCGCCGGGGTATTGCAGGCAAGGGGGGGATGGACCTGAGCCACACGACTGATGGTCGGATGGTGCTCGAGTCCCCCGCCAAGAACCGGGCCAGGAATGGTGCCGGTGACAACGCAGTTAAGAAGCCGGTGAAACGGAAACGCTGACCGCCACACATGCCAAGTTTGACCCCGGACCATCTCCTCCAGGATCTCCAAGCCATGTCCAGCTCCGAAGCCAAGCGCCTCTGGCGTGAGTCCATCAAGGCTCACTACAACCACCGGTGTGTCTACTGCGGCTCTTCTGAGCAACTCACACTCGATCACGTCAAGCCGAGATGCCGTGGAGGTCGCAACGATGCCTCCAACCTCGTCGCCGCCTGCCGTGACTGCAACCGAAGCAAGGGCTCCAGCGATGTGATCGACTGGTTCCTGAGTCAGCCCTTCTTCAACCCCTCGTCCCTTCAGAGTCTACCTCTATGACAGCAGTCAACATCTCACGGGCTGCACCATTCAACAACCCCCTGTCCGGGGCAGCCTACGATGCAGAGATCCTGGGGGGATACCGGGGGTCCAGTGCCACCTCCAAAGCCTATCCCCTTGGCGTAGATCGCAGTGGCCTAGAAGCCCTGGCTGGACAAGTCCCTGCCCTGGACATCGACTTCACTCGCCGCACAATTGTCGACAGGATAGTAGGGGTTGTACCAACCTTCACCCGCCCTAGCTCATCCAAGCTGTGCTGGAACGGTACGCAGTTTGAGGAGTTCCCAGCTGATGTGCCGGGATTTGAGCTGGTCAATGGGGTTTGGCAGTATGTGCACGATCCGGCAGCTACCAATAACATCAGCAGAAGCCACCAGCCAATTGCAGGTAGCTGGAGCGTTGCGTCAAACACTTACGCGGAAGGAGTTAATACTGCTCTTGATGGCATCACAACCTCGTGGACAAGCACGCCAGTAAGCTCCGCAAGTGCGCTGAAGCGGGTCAGAAATAACTTTAACACCACCACCACTGGCCAGTACTGCGGGTCGTGGTTCGTCAAGTACGTATCCGAACGCTACGTTATCTGCACAGTGCAGGATAATACAGGGAGCAACGGATTCAGAAGCCACCGGTTTGACCTCCTAACCGGCACCGCTGATGTGTCGCAAGCGGTCTTCGGCACGGCAACGGGTGTCAACAGTGGGATTATCCCCTATGGCAATGGATGGTTCAGGGTTTGGGTATCGGGAACACTGGTCTCTGCTCTTACGCAGATTCAGAACATCCTGCACCACGACACAATCGGAGCTTCCACTAGCGTTGGTGTGATTGAGGGGTGGGTCTCGCAGCTTGAGCAGGGGTTAGTCCCAACCTCTCCAATCATCACCACCGGCTCAGCTGTCACCCGCAGCGCGGATACCTTCAGCGTTCTTGGACTAACCGGCACCACGGCTGGAGTGATCTACATTGAAGGCTCGACGCTTGCCAGTGGCACACAAGGGCTGATCAGCTTGAACGACAACACCGCCAATGAACGACTGGAGCTGATCACCAGCGGCACTGATCCTGTCTTCAACGTGGTGGATGGCGGAGTAAGCCAATCCAGCATTGATGGCGGCACAGTATCGGCGGGAACGATCTTTAAGGCTGCCTGCGCATTTGAGGCCAACAACTTCGCCATCTCCGTTAACGGCGGCGTTCCAGTGACCGATACGAGCGGTACCGTGCCGACGTTTGACCGCATGTTCGTGGGGCGGAATCAGGCGGGCAACATCGCCAGAAGTGCCATGCGGCGGCTGATGTTGTTCCCTGGTGGCACGGTTCAATCCCTCATTCAACAACTCACCGTATAGCCATGGCGCTCTATACCCTCCAGTTCACCGACTTCGATCAAGCCAGGGCGGTTGCCACTGCGCTCGGGTTCTGGGACACCGAGGCTGATCAGCTCCGCACTGATGGCCAGTCCCAAGACGCCAGAGGCAACTGGTTCGGCTGGAACATCGACGAGATTGGTCCTGTGGAAGGCCTCGATGGCTACTTCTGCAACGTGACCGGACAGCTTCCCCCAGGCGCTGCCGACTACCTGGCCCCACACTACGGCTACGCAGGCCGATTCTACGCAGGGGCCCAAGAGCCCCAACCCCACCCCTCCCTCTGAGAGATACACATGGCCACTGTCACCAACGAAACCGCCGCCTACGGCGCCATGCCCGCCCAGACCGCAGGTGCTTCCCGCACCACGGTCCAGAGTCCCTTTACCAACCAGGTCACCCCGGGCCTGGACTTCCGCAAGGCCCGCCTCGACAAGCACCGCCTGAACCGGACCATTCAGGCCACGGCCACCACCCAGGGTGCCAACGCGACCGTAGCTGTCTCCACGGACGCCATCAACACGGTGCGTCTCGCGGACCGGGTCCCTGCCACCCTGGTCAACGGCAAGCGCACCGGCCGCATCCGCCGAGTCGCCAAGGGAGCCATCGCCACCCTCGGTGCCATCACCGCTGGCTCCGGCTACACGAACGGCTCCTACACGAACGTGCCTCTGGTGCGGGTCAACCAGGCCGGGCGCCCTCTGGGTGGTGCTGCCGCCGACATCACCGTGGCTGGAGGCATCGTGACCGTCTGCACGCTCGTAGCTGCCCGCAACGGGGAAGGCTACGAGGTTGGTGAGGTTCTGACCGCCCAGGCCGGCCGCCTTGGTGCAGGCACCGGCTTTCAGATCCCCGTCGCCACCATCGTGGAGGGCTGATTCATGCCCACCTACAACCTGCGGGCCAACCACTCCCAGAGGACCAACACGCGAGCAGGGTGGGAGTCCCTCAACCCCATTCTGCCGGCTGGCCAGATCGGAGTCGAGATCGGCCTCTGGAAGACCTACCGAATGAAGATTGGGGACGGGGTCAACACCTGGAACAACCTCCCCTACTTCGGAGATCCCTTCTCGGTCACCGTCACCGACTACAAGAGCTCCACAAACTCCTGGACCGATGCCTTCAGGGATGCCCTGAACGATCCAGCAGTCAGCATCTTCGGCGTGGAGCCTGGCACATACAACCTGGACTCCCAGATCCTGGCGACCGTCGACGGCAAGAAGATGGTGGGTCTGGGGGCCTATGCTTCCGAGAACAAAATCCGCTTCCAGTTTGCCACCGCCAACACCTCCGGGATCTGGTTTCAGGTCCCCGGGCGGGTGGCCAACCTCTCGTTCACCTCGACCGTATTCACGGCAGCCTCTGCTCAGAACCTGCTCCGTTTCGAGAGGATCCCCGCCTACACGGTGGGGGAGAACAACGTCCACGACATGGACTCGAGCGTCAACGGCTGCAACTTCTCCGGCTTCAAGAAGCACACGCCCGGGGCTCCCGCTGACCAGTACCTCTGGGGCAACGCCATCCGCTACAACGGGCGGAACCTGGAGTTGTCCGAGTGCAATTTCTCCGACTGCACTGGCACCTGCCTGGCCCTGGACTTCAACCCGACGACCACCGACGGCACCGGGACAGCGCTCACCAACGACCACCAACAGCCGTTCTACGGCCACCGGAAGACCCGGATCACCCACAACCTGGTCCACATCGGGGACGGGGCCCGCTTTATCCACGTGAGTGGCACCGTGGCCCTGCGGGGTGCGGATGTCTGCAACAACGTGCTCGACATTGGGGGCCAGTTCCTCTACTGCGATGGGGCTGGAGGGGTCGTGGACTCCTTCTTCAACCACAACGTTTGCCAGCACAACAAGGACAGCGATCCGGAGCGGAGTGCTGTGGTCTACTTCAAGACCGGCCAGGTCCGGAACGTGGACTTCATCGGCAACGTGTTCACCGGCTCCGACGACATCAACGGCATCGGTGGCACGCCTACCGTGTCCGACGACTCCCGCTACCCCGAGTTCTCCTATCGGTTCGCCTCAGCCTGCACGATCAACGGGCTCAACATCCTGGGTGGCACCGTGGGTCACACGCTCAAGGAATCCATCAAGTTCTTCGGGGCAGCCTCTGGCGTGAACATCGGTGGAGGCCTCAAGGTCCGCCGGTCCAACCTCCAGGAGGCCCCGTCGATCACCTCGGCTGCCTTCAACTTCGGCGGCGTCCTGACTGGCGCGAACATTGGCAACGTGTCCTGGGATCTCCAGGCCAACGTCCCGCTGATGGACTTCGCAGGTCAGGCAGGCAGCCAGGTCAACGTCTTCAACCACCTCAGCAACTCCACCGCTTCCTGGGTGATCGGAGACGCCAATCTGGACGTCACCTGCCGGATCGACTACGGCGGCCTGAGTGGTGGACGGGTCGCACGATCCTCCTCCCTGACCCGCAACAGTGCCACCCTGTCCGTGGATCCGGTTCTCCAGATCGCGGTCCGCTCGGGTGCCAGGTACGCCTTCACGTACGGGCTCTACTTCAACACGACGGCAGCGGCGGACTTCCAGTTCAGGATCGACACGCCAACCACCACGACCTTCCGGGAAACTCGGCAGACCATCGACCCGGCCGGCGCGGTTGGTGGGGCAGGAACCAACGCCGCCAACGCCATCGTCACGGTGGCCAGCGCATCCGGCGGCAACGGCTACGTGACCGGACAGGGCTTCCTGGAGCCCAGCGCCAACGGCACGCTCAGCATCAGCTGGGCCCAGGGCACCAACACACCGGGGGACAACACGAACCTGCTCCCTGGTTCCTTCCTTACACTCGAGAGGGTCAAGTAATGGCACCTGCCAAGAAGAAAGTCACGAGCTCGGCCGAACGGTCGAAGCGTCAGAAGGCCTCGAAGGCCAAGGTCAGCGGGGCAAACGCGAGCAGCCGGGCCAACCGGCAGAAGGTCTCGACGGCTCAGACCACCTCCGACGCCAGCCGGGGGACCAGCTCCACGATCAAGAGGATCACCGGGGACGTCCAGAAGGCCCGCAAGCAGCCCTCCTCGGTCCAGCAGAGCATGCGCCTGGGAGCCAGGACGGATCTGACAGTCAAGAACCCACAGAGGCCTCTCCAGGGCCCCGCTCGAGCCACGGCTCCCAAGAGTCCACGGCCCCAGACCCGCCAGGGCTCCCTGCGCCTGGCAGAGGTCACTGAGGGCACCAAGAGCCGGAACAACGCCCTCCGGCAGGCCCTGACCAAGCCTGGGCGCACAGCAGCCAAGCCCGCCACCGTCGCCTCCGTGGGCCGGGAAGTAGCCGGCAACCTGGGCCGGGCCGTGGGCCGTGGTCTGCGGAAGTCCGCCCCCCTGGCAACTGCAGCGGCCGTCCTGGCCCCTCGCCGGGCGGCTGACGGCACGCTGAAGGGCAAGCCCCGACTCTCCGCTGACCGACCCTCCAACAAGCCCAGCGCCAAGGAGAAGGCCACCGCCAAGAGCTTCCCCAAGAGCTTCAAGAAGGCCCGCTCCGAGGGATCCAAGGTCTTCATGTGGAAGGGCAAGAAGTACAACACCAAGCGTGCCGACGGCAAGTGATCACTACCAGGGGCTCGAAAGGGCCCCTTTCCTATGGCGCAAACTGATGCACAGAAGGCTTACCAGAAACGCAGGTACGCCGAGAATAGAGAGGAGTTGAAGGCTAAACAGCGAAGGTACACGCGAGATAACCCAGAGCAAGTGATGCTGACGCAAAGCCGGATTCGAGCGCGAAAGCGAGGCCTGGAGCACACACTCACCCTGGCAGACATTCAGATTCCTGGTAAATGCCCTATATTAGGAATTGAACTAAAGATTGGGGTCGATAAGGAATGCAGCCCCAGCCTCGATCGAATCGACAGCTCACGAGGTTACACGCCAGACAACGTCTGGGTGATTTCGCTCAGAGCAAACCGCATTAAGAACGATTCAACTCCAGATGAACTCCTCCTTCTCGCCAGAGCTCTTGCAGCGCAAACTGCAGACAGACTTCACTGTGTTTCTTCGGATCCTATGGAGGTCGTTGTCACTCCCGGAACCTACTAGAGCTCAGCTAGGGATGGCCAACTACCTGCAGCATGGCCCTCTTCGTGCGCAGCTTAGTGGTTTTCGGGGTGTTGGCAAAAGCTGGATCTCGGCTGCTTATGTGATGTGGCGGCTGTATAACAACGTCAACGAAAAGATCCTGATTGTATCCGCATCGAAGCAGCGTGCAGACGACCAGTCTCTCTTTATCCAGAGGTGTATTGGTGACTTCCCCTTCCTCCAGCACCTGGATAACAGCGGTAAAGACAATCGCTGGTCTCGGGTAGCCTTCGATGTTGCTGGGTGCGAGCCTGCTCAATCCCCTTCAGTCAAGTCAGTAGGCATTACGAGCGCCATGACAGGTAGCCGTGCCACACTAATCTTGGCTGACGATATTGAAAACCCAGGTAATTCATCCACTGATGTTCAGAGAGAAAAATTACTTCATTTGACCACTGAGTTTGAGTCAATTCTTACTCCAGATACGACTTCTAAGATTCTCTATCTTGGGACCCCACAGTCGCTGTTCACCATCTACAAGAAGCTGGAGGTTCGAGGATACGCCCCCTACGTGTGGCCTGGTCGCTACCCAACCGCTGAAGGTCTGAGCAGCTACGAAGGAAGGCTGGCTGAGGAGCTCCAGGCAGACATCGAAGAGCACGGGATCGAGGCTCTTGCAGGCCAACCCACTGATACCCGGTTCTCCGATCGTCTTCTGCGGGAACGAGAGACGGTCATGGGCAAGGCAGCGTTCCAGCTGCAGTTCATGCTTGACACATCCCTATCTGACCTGCTCAGGTACCCGCTGAGGCTGGCCGACTGTCCAGTTGTCAGCTTGGATCCCCGGAAATGTCCCGGAACCGTGGTGTGGAGTGCAGACCAGAACAACCGGATCGGAGACCTGGAAGCCATCAGCCTGCCAGGCGACCACTGGTACCGGCCTGCCCGCCTCGGCGACGACTGGCTGGACTGGCCTGCCGACACGATCGTGGCCGTGGATCCCTCGGGCCGGGGCAAGGACGAGACAGGCGTGGTCGTGGTCAGCCAGGTGGCCGGGAACCTGTACCTGAGGGCCATGCGAGGGTTCAGGGAGGGCTACTCGGACGAGACGCTTACGGCGATCCTCAAGATCGGCCGGCAGTATGGGGCCACCCTGTGCCTGGTCGAGAGCAACTTCGGGGACGGGACCGTGGTCGCCCTGCTCCAGAAGCACGCCCGGGAGCTCCAGATCCCCATGTCCTTCGAGGAGACCAGGGCCTTTGTCCGGAAGGAGGACCGCATCCTGGATGCACTCGAGCCGGTGACCACCCAACACAGGCTCATCATCGACCGGGGCGTGGTGGAGTATGACCTGCAGTCCAACCAGGACCTGCCCCTCGAGGAGCGGCTCCAGAAGACCCTGGCCTACCAGATGACCAGGCTCTGCCGGGAGAAGGGAGCCCTCAAGCATGACGACCGGGTGGACGCCCTGGCGATAGCGGTCGCATACTTCACGGACCGGCTCAACGTGAGCCAGTTCGAGGAGAGCAAGAAGCTCAGCCAGGAGGCCTTTCAGAGCATGCTCAGGACCGCCGAGGACGACCCGACTCGGTTCGTGGACGAGCTGGTCCTGGTGGGGGTCCGGGAGAGGCTGGCCACGCAGGCTCAGAAGTTGGCTCAGGTCCGCACAGATCGACCCAGGCACGGGGGGAACGTGAGCGCCAGGGTCCGGGCTGGCTCTAGGACGCGCTGAGAGGCCCCTAGGAGCCCCTACAAGGCGGGTCTGGGGGGTCGCGTGCCGGATTGTACGTCCGGGACCCCAGAGGGGCCTTAGAGAGGCTCCTGGAGGCCACCCGCCGCCGGCCCCCTGATAGCAGGCGCAGCTGCGCTGCTTGTCGACCACCCGACCCGACTCGACACCTGACCTCCAGACCCCTTCCAGCGGAACAAGTTTCGGGAGCTTTCCAGGTATAGAGGGACAGCGCGAAACCGCGCCCACCCGAAAGCTCTAGAGCTTCATGAAGCTATGGAAGCTGGATTGAAGGGGATGAGAGGGGTATGAAGCTAGATTCTTCTCTTCTCCTCTCTAATCCAGGTTAATCCTTCTTCTACCAGTCTCATCTCAAGCTCTAGAGCTTCATGAAGCTAGATGAACCCTGTAGCTGCGATAGCTGCTATAGCAGGTTCAGCGTATGAGAGCCTAGGTTCTCCTCTCCCTTCTGGTTGATGGGAGGGTAGAGCCCAGCTACACAGGCTCAGCGTCTGTGGACACTTCGACCACCGTCTACCTACCCATCGACCATGCCCAAGATCGCACCCTTCCTGGCCGTCGAGGCTGGGGTCAACTACACCGAGCTCCACGTCCTGGATGGCGGTGGCCGACCGCAGCTGATCTTCGAGCTGAACCCGGAGCAGTGCCGGGAGCTCAGCGACCAGCTCCAGACCATCCGGCCGATCGAGGTGGTCGAGGTAGAGGCCGAGGAAGTCGACGAGGAGTTCACGGCTGAGGAACTGGCTGAGCTGGAACGGCGGAGTCTGGAGCCGGGGATCCCCCTGGAGCTGGTTGCCGAGCAGCTGGAGCTGGACTTCGACCCCGAGCCTGTGGGCCTGGAGATCCTTCCCCCTGAGCCTACCGACTGGGCTGCCCTGACCAAGGCTGAGATCGTCGAGACCGTGCTCGAGCGCTTCGGTGAAGTCCTGGACATCCACGACCTGAAGGACGACCTGATCCACCAGGCGGTCGAGCTGGAGCAGGCCGGTGTCGCCTGAGCCGAGGCCGACCATGTCGGTCGACCAGGCCCGGAAGATCCTGAAGGCAGCCCCACCCGGGTCCGTCTACCACGACATGGCCAGGCGGGTCCTGGCAGCTCTTGAGCAGAAGAGGTGAGCCATGCCCATTCCGACAGCCTACGGGTTCCCCTATCCGATCCGGTACATAGGGCCACCCAGACCTGACAACTGGACCCTTCCTCAATCAGGCACAACTCCGGCCCCGCCTGATCTACCGGGCACTCCCATTCCTGCGGGTTTGGCTCAATTCTATCTCTGGGGAGGAGGAGGAGCTGGCACCAAACGTAATCCTGGCTATCGTGCTGGAGCCGGTGGATACACACGAGGACAGCTTACGCTAGTAGCAGGCAACGTCTACGTCATCCGGGTTGGGGGAGGAGGAAACTACAACACGGGTCAAGGTGGATTTGGAGGTGGAGGCAATGCTCAATTCACGGCAAACAGCTCCGATGGCGGTGCTGGAGGGGGTCTTTCTGGTGTCTTTGTGTCAGAAGTCACCCAGGCGAATGCTCGGCTGATTGCTGGGGGAGGAGGTGGAGCCTCAGGGGATCCTCAAGAAGGAGGACTAGGCGGTGGAGCAACAGGGCAGGATGCTCCCCTGTTCGGAACCCCCTGGCGCCGTGGCGGCGGTGGTGGAACGCAAGTTGCGGGAGGAGCAGCTGGTACTTCAGGAGGCGCTGGAACATCAGGAACGGCCCTACAAGGAGGTAGTGGCGCTACTGGATCAACTCCGGGAGCAGGAGGAGGTGGAGGCTACTTCGGAGGAGGTGGTGGATCCTTCGCAGGACCAGGACCAGGTGGTGGGGGCAGTGGGCATTTGCACCCCAGTGTAGTCAATGGGCTGACCACTCGGTGGCCGTCTAATGATGGTAGTACGTACAACCCAAACAGCGTGCCCGATCTGCCGTCCTCCAATGTTGGGGTAGGCGGTGAGTTTCAAGCCAGTGGGAATCCAGGTGCTGTCATCCTTGCAGATTCAACTGGCTCCAGGTTTGTGTTTTCCACACCAGGGGACTATGTGATTCACGGGGTCTGAAATTCTGCCAGAAATTTCCGTCCGGGGTATCGCCTGTTCGTGGCCCCGGAAATCCCCCCATGGCCCCCTTGTTGCGAGCGGTTCGCAAGAGCACCCCGGCGGGGGCCTGCCCTTGTCCAATCCGGCGCCCCTGCCCTGTCCAATCTGGGCCCGGCCGCGCGAGAACCCTTCCTACCACTGCCGTGTCCAGCTGTTGCGTATCTGCTGAAGGTGCAGGTACGCGGGGCTGGACAGGCCAGAATCCCTATCAATACGTTTTTGCTTATTGCGAGCGGTTCTCAACAAGGCAGCTCTGTGCAAACATGAGCAACCCTCAGATTCATCTGTCGCCTGGGGAGTACGCCTGTACTATCGCCCCAGCTTTGTTACGGTTTGTTACGACCCTCTTACCTGGCTGGCTGACCTGTGGCCATACTGGGCGCAGTTCACACACCAACACAAGTGAGAACCTCAACCCGCGCCCATTTCACCGACGCGAACGCAGCGCACGCATCCACCGCAACCACACCACTCATCAGACCCGAGGGCATCATCATGCCGGCCCGTTCACAAGCCGCCCGCACATTCGACCGCGTCACCGAACAGCGCGTCGGCTGGGCTCAGCACCCCGAGCGTCGCTGCCAGGCCATCGCAGCCGCCTACAAGCTGGCGCTGGACAACGAGCAGCTGAGGCTGCCGGTCACTGAGCCCCTGATCGACTCGGCCACGGTCTGGCTGCTACGAGCCTGCTCTGATGCCCGTCGGTCCCGCATCCGGCCCCTGTTCGTGGATCGGCCCGTCATCCTGTCCGAAGCTCTGGCAGCCCTCTCACGGCCCTGCCTGCCTGGGGAATGGCGTGATGTGCCAGTGTCAACTGTCGGCAACGAGCAGCCCCATCCTGTCTGGACTGCCTATCAGAACCTGAGCTTCAGGTTCGTGCATGATCTCCACCACCACCAACTAGGCGCCGACGACAGCTTCACCGGTGAGCTCACCGTGGCCCGTGAGACTGTCCGACCCCTGGTCATGCGAGGCACGCCAGCGTCGGTGAACCTGGCCCGGTTCCTGGCATCCGAGATCATCGGACAGGCCTCATACCGGATCACGTTCGGGCACTTTCCCGAGCAGGTGATCGCTGCTAACATCCTGTCGCTCCTGTGATCATGGCCAAACATCACCCCTCCAGAATCACCAGCATCATCGGCACCTATGCCATGTCCACTGAGGTTGAGCGTACCCAGGGCCGTCAGTGGTACCCTGCCGCCCACGACATTGCCGCCGATCTGAGCCGAGACTATCCCATCGGAGTCATCACGGCAGCCGGGGTGATCGCGGCCTTGTCCCCAAACAACAAGTGGTCACGCAACTGCGCAGACGCGCGGAAGCTGATCAGCACGTACAGCGAGCATGGTGGCCACGCCGCGTCTCAGGTGACAGTATGCACGTACGGAGTCAACCTGGCGAAGGCGCTGGCCATCCTGAAGCTGCAGCATCCAACGATGGATGACATTGAGGCTGTGCTGAACGGACGCAAGGTAGTTTCATTCTTTCGATGCATCCTCGGTAATCAGCAGGAAGTATGCGTCGACGGCCACGCCTACTCTGTATGGGCAGGCGAGACCATCACCACCAACAAGACCCCTAAGATCAGCCCGACCCTGTACGATCGGATCGCGGACGACTACCGGGAAGCGGCGGACCTCATCAACTACCACCACGGCAGTCCTGGTAGGGAGATTATGGAGCCCGCTCACCTGCAGGCCATCACCTGGATCACCCACCGCAGGCTACGGGGCATCAGCTAACCCACACCCACCCATCCATCCACCCCGCCGGTCCCCACGGGCCGGCCTTCCCCCTGCCCATTCACAAGCCGCCTAGGGTGCCTCGCAAACGAGCCTAGGGTGCGCTAGAATCCAAGAGTCCGACAGCTGCTTCATCACCATGACCCAGCCTCAACCACATCAGCGTCCTCGTCCCCAGGTTGACTTCCTGGCAGACGCTGAGCATGAGTTCCCTGTTCTCCAGCCCCACGAGTCAGCCTCCTCGGGTCTCGAGCCTGAGCCTGCACCGACCGACACCTTCCCCACGTCTGACGTCTACTGACTCACAAGCCGCCTAGGGTCCGCCATCATCCACACCCATGAACACTGAAGCCGTCAATCCTGTCGTCCAGAAAGCACGCTGGATCGCAGCCAAGATCCTCCACAGCGGGGTCTCCCTGCTCACTCCCGGCGAGCGAGTCTTCATCGCTGAACTCAGCCGCCTAGGGTACGTCAGCAACGATCGAACAGCCCGCAGGCTGGCACATCAAATCCAAGTTGCTCACCTGGACTACCAGCTCAAATTGGAGTTGGGTCGATGATTACACCAAAAGCCAGAGAAGCCTTTCTACAAGAACTCAGCCAACTCACCATCAAGCACGGCATCGTCATAGGCGGCTGCGGCTGTTGTGGTAGTCCGTGGATGGACGAAGATCGAGTCTCTTTCAAGGGAAGCTACTCCTCTGAGGCAGATGAATACATTGAATGGGAGGAGCCTTAGACATGAGCATCAACCTCGCCCACATGGTCGACCCATCTACCTACGACCAGATGGTCTACGACCTGGTCCACGCCACCATGGATCGCACCATTGAGCTGGCTGCCCAGGCTGACAAGTTCGACGTCGACACAGCAGACGAGATGGACGAGCAAACCAAGGACGGTGAGCCTGTCGTGTCTCTCCTCCGCTCACAAGCCAACTTCACGCCTGCCGAACAGAGCGAGTTCCAGCTGAGTGGTATGCTGCTCAACACGCTCATGGGTGTGTGTATTGCACGCAGGGCTGCCCTTTACCATCAGACAGATGAGCCTGGTTCCTAGACCCTTCACTGTCGTTACATCTGCCGGAGTCCTCCGCCTACAGGCACCTTCTCCGTCCCAAGCTATCCTCACCGCCAAAGAACTCTCTCCCAGTGCTTCAATCATCCGAGTTATTCGAGACGACCAATGGAGGTGAATCCGTCCTGGAAGCAGCTTGCTGCCATCCCTGAATCCGCCCAGAAGGCTGCCATCCTCAAGGCCCTGGGCATCGTGCCTCCTCCTGAGGGGATCAGCGACACGTTCCACGACAGGGGGTTGTACGTCCGCCACGTGCAGAATGGCAGCGCCGAGTGGCTGGTGTCGAACCCTGGCGACGACGGACCGTTCTCTGCGGGCCTGTACGCCGACGGCAGCGCCGCCCTCCGGGCTTGCCGCTGCCCCGCCGGCACGCCGATGGGCGATGCCCTGCGCCAGTGGATGCGATCCCGGGGCTGGGTGCCGGCCAGCGAACGGAAGCAGGCCGAGCCCACCGAGAACACCCGCACGATCATCTGACCCATGCTCGACCACTCCCCACCAGCCCAGACCATCCCACCCTCACAAGCCGCAGACATCGCGGTCTACGTGGCCTCCACGGCCCTCTGTCTGGCCTTCCAGGGACAGCTCCATCCCTTCGACCTGAACGACGCCCTGGAGCGTGGCCTGGGGTCCGTGGGGCTCAGGCCTGTCCCACCCCATCAGCTGGTCCTGGTCTGGGGCCTGGCTGCCCAGGTGGTCCAGGATCCGAAAGCCTGCTCTGAACTTCTGCGTTAATGGCAACTTCCCTCCAGATTTCTCGCCAATTTTCCCGCGAGCTCCAAGCCCATCAGGAGGGCATCCGTCGCCTGAAGGAGGCGACTGCCAAGGCCGAGGCCCGCGTCTATGCCTCGAGCTCGATCTATGGGAACAAGCTGGTCGACCAGGGCCTTGGGGCCACGATCGCCGCCATCGAGGAGAAGCGCAGCCGCATCGCCGCCGGCTCCACCGGTGAGTTCGCGGCCCACGTCCAGCTGATGGACGGGATCCCCTCCTCGACCCTGGCCCTGATCGTGCTCAAGACCACCATCGACGTGGTCTTCGAGAAGCGCCAGGCCAAGCATGGGGCCTCCTACGGGGACGTGGTCCGGCAGATCGGCGGCCGCGTCTACGACGAGTGCCTGCTCAGCCAGTTCGCAGCGGCCGAACCGGAGGCCTTCCACAAGACCCAGATCCACCAGGCCAAGGGCTACAGCTACCGGGTGGCCAAATACCGGGCGACCATGCGCCGGGTATCCCACGAGGCCCTGAAGTGGCCCACCGGGCACAAGGTCAAGGTCGGAGCCTGGCTCCTGGACCGCCTGTGCGAGGCCACGGGCTGGTTCCACAGCAGCAGGACGGTCACAAGCCGCAAACGCCAGCTGACCCTGCTCCACCCGGCTCCTGAGGTGATCAGGTCCGTCGACGCCATGCTGGCAGCCGCGGAGGCCGTCTCAGCCTGCCGCTGGCCCATGCTCTGCGAGCCCAACGACTGGCAGCCGGATCTCACCGCTCCTGCCGGCGGCTACCTGACCCAGGAGCTGCGTTCTGGGGTCGGATCGAGGCTCATCCGAGGCCTCAGTCACCGCAAGGCTTCTCAGAGCTTTCCTCGTATAGAGGGACGGGGCGAAACCGCCGCCCCCTGGAGTCCTGGGGATGGAGAGGAGAATCCATCAAATAGACCAGCTATAGCTTGTCCTCTCCCCCCTCTCGCCCAGGCATCCAGCTCTGATCCTGAACATGCCAGGTGTCGACCCAATCCGGGGGTCCCCGATCTCACGGTCCCGGTCCGCTTCCTGAACGCGATCCAGAAGGTCCCGTTCCAGGTGAACCAGGGAGTCCTGGAGGTTGCCCTCAGGTGTCAGGAGGCTCGGGTGTCGATCGGCTCGTTCCGGCAGTCGGATCCACTCCCCCTGCCCGAGAAGCCGGATTGGGACACCGCCACGGACGAGGAGAAGCTCAAGTACCGGCGGGCCCGGGTCGAGGTCGAGGAGGACAACGCCCTCCTGGCACAGCGCAACTACCAGACGGCAGAGACGCTGTTCATTGCCCAGATGTACCGGGACGAGGAGTCGTTCTGGTTCCCGTGGTCCTTCGACTTCAGGGCCAGGGTCTACCCACTCTCCAACCACCTCACCCCGCAGGGGACGGACTTTGCCCGCTCGCTGCTGGTGTCGGCCTACTCCGGGCCGGCTGACCAGGAGTGGCTGGCGTTCCAGGTGGCCACGACTTGGGGGCTGGGGAAGGAGACGCTGGAGGAGAGGCAGGAGTGGGTCAGGGCCTCCCAAGGGGTCATCCAGGCTGTGGCCACCGACCCCATGGGCACCATCAGCACCTGGCAGGGGGCCGATGAGCCCTGGCAGTTCCTCGCTGCTTGCCTCGAGTATCATGCCTGCTTCATTGCCTACACCCGCTCCTGGTCCAACCTCCTCGTCGGATTCGACGCAACCTGCTCCGGGCTCCAGCACCTGGCAGCCCTCACCCGGGATCGCGGGGCCGCTGAGCTGGTCAACGTTGCTCCCACCGAGCGACCCGCCGATGCCTACAAGACAGTGGCAGAAGCAGCCAAGAAGTACCTCCCCGAGGAGTTCCGAGACCTGATCACCAGGAAGGTCACCAAGCGGGTGGTCATGTGCCTACCCTACGGGCTGACCCGTGAGAGCGCCAAGGACTACCTGCGCCAGGCCCTCCCCAAGGGGCACGGGATCCCCATGAAGGACCTGGTCGATGCGGTCTACGTGAAGGCCATCCCCGAGGTGCTCCCCGGCCCCATGAGGGCACGTAAGTGGATCCAGGACAGCGTGAACCTCGTGGCCAACCAGACAGGCCGGCCCGTGGCGTTCACAAGCCCCAGCGGGTTCCCGGTCATCCTGGAGAAGCGGGTCTACCCAACCGAGCAGGTCGACACCAGGCTGCTGGGCCGCCGCATCCGGGTCACGGTCAGCGACTTTGACGCGGACTCGGCTCCCCTGGACGGCCGCAAGATCACGATCGGCTCTGTTCCCAACCTGATCCACAGCTTCGACGCGGCCCTGCTGCACCTGGCCTTCTCGGACTGGGACCGGCCGATCGCCCTGGTCCACGACTGCATCAGCACCCTCTCGTGCGATGTTGGCTGGACGATGGAGCACATCCGGGAAACCTTTGCTACGATGTATGAGACGGACCAGCTCGCCCAGTGGGCTGATCAGCTGGGGGTCCCCGTGGATCCCGAGGTCATGATCAACACGCTGGATCCTGCTGAGATTCGAGAATCTAACTACCTGTTCTGCTGACCCATGTCCTCCCGCGCCCAAGACTCCCAGCGCCTGGCTACCCTGGCCACCCAGCTCAATGACCTGGCTGCTGGCCTGGTCAAGATCGTGGGGGTCGTTCAGGAGATCCACGAGGAAGTGGCCCTTCTCCAGCACAGGTTCAGCAGCCTGGATTCATCTCTGGATGATGTGGATCGTCGGGTCCTGAACCTGGAGCGCATCGAACGGGGCTGACCAGCCGCCCCACCAAAGGACCCTTAGCGGGACCACTGGACAACTCACCCACTCACAAGCCACATGGCTCTCACCGCCCGCGACCAGAAGAAAGTCGGCACCTACGACTTCCACCAGCCTGCAGACCCCAGCAACTACGACGAGCGTGCCATCGGCACGATCAGCATCTTCCAATACGGCCTGAACGCCAAGGAGGACGCCCTCAAGTCCATCGGCACCCCCTACAAGATCCGCTTCGAGCGTGGTCAGACCGAGCAGGCCATCAAGGCCGCCAAGCGTGTGGTCAAGGAGCTCAACGCCGGCACCTACGCCGGCAAGGAAGTCACCACCATCCCCACCGGCCGGCCCAAGGGTCGCCCGAAGGCTGCCCTGGTCGCTGCCTGAACCCAACACCACCTGATCCGGGGGCCGCGTGCCCCCTCAACAGCATCTTCACATGGCCACCTACGAGGAAGTCGCTACCCTGGCTTCCGACATCAACGAAAAGCTGGGCACCACGATCCAGCCCGACACCCTGGTCCACCTGATCGAGCTCTTCATCGAGGAGGACGAGGTCCCCTTCACCGAGGTCCCGATCGAGGAGATCGAGGAGCAGGTCAATCACCTCCTGGTGCTTACCGACGCGTTCGTGGTGGCCCAGGACGGCGAGAGCATCGAGGAAATCGACGCAGTCATCGATGACACGTCGGAAGCGCTGGGGCTCACCGAATGAGCTATCCCGGTCCTTCCGACATCCAAGAACTTCGTGACAGCCTGATTGAAAAGTATTGGGACGACACCATCGACGGTGATCGGCTCAATGCTTCTGATCGGGAAAGTTTCTGGGAGCCTTTCTTCTACACCGCCCAACTTCAAGCCCAAGAGATCCCCACCACATGAGCAACAAGGACACCATCGTCATCACGACACGCCTGGAAGGCTTCATCTCCCTGAAGCCCTCCGGGAAGTTCAACAACTGCCGCATCGGATTCACCCTTTCCGACGAGGACTTCCAGCGCTTCGAGGAGGAGTACGCCAAGGCCCTCGAGTGGGGTGCCACCAAGATCAAGGGGCGAGTCGGCCATGAACCCCAGCCCTGGGGCGAGGACGGCTGCATCAAGTACAGCTACGGCAACCCCGATCCAGGCCCGGAAGACTCCAAGAAGCCCGACTTCCTCTGGGTGACCGGCCCGGACAACCTGCCCTTCGACCTGGAGACCCCCGTCCGCGAGGGCACCGAGGTGCAGCTGGCCATCCGCCTGAAGCCCTACGTGTTCGGCCAGAAGTGTGGCCTCAGCCTCCGCATCGTGGCTGGGAAGATCCTGCGCCTGGTCTCTGCTGGCGAGGCTCCCCCGCCTGTGACGCCGGACGAGGCTGCCGATCTCTTTGGGACCGGCCCGCTGGACGCCGACGGCGCTCTGGACGGCCTGGAAGACGACGACATCCCGTTCTGATGGCCCCCGCGTTCCGATCGAAGCTCGAACGTGAAGTCTGGGAGTCGATTGGAGCGATTCAGCCTGATGCCCAGTTCGAGAGCCTGCAGCTGCCCTACACCCTGAGCCACACCTACACGCCGGACATCATCCTCCCCAACGGGGTGATCCTGGAAGTGAAGGGTAAGTTCGTGGTGAAGGGCATCGACTGCAGGCCCAAGATGCTGGCCGTCAAGGCTGCTTTCCCGGATCTCGACATCAGGTTCGTGCTCCAGCATCCCAGGCTCACTGTGACACCCAGGGCGAAGATGACGCACTCGGAGTGGTGCGAAAAGTACAACTTCCCCTGGTGCCACTACAAGGACATCCCAACTGAATGGCTCACGTAAACCATGAAGACCAGGAGTCGGAGTTCGTCCAGCACATCCCCTGTCCCGAGTGCGGAAGCTCCGACGCCAACTCTCTCTACTCAGACGGGCATGAACATTGCTTCGCGTGTAACAGACACACCAGACCCGACGGAGCGGAGCATCTACCAGTACCTGCTGTTTCTCTCCCTGGCGAGGTCCAGGCCCTCCGCTCTAGAGGCCTGACCGCCGAGACCTGCCGGAAGTTCGGGGTCCGCCTCGACACCGCAGGCAAGCGGATCATCCTCCCCTACCACGACGGGGACGGCCGGCTCGTAGCCTACAAGAGCAAGTATCAGGACAAGAGCCACCCGGTCACCGGAAAGCTCCCTGGCACCCTCTTCGGCCAGCACCTCTTCGGAGGAGGCAAGTCGATCGTGATCACCGAGGGCGAGCTGGACGCGTTAGCCGTCTGGCAGGCCCGGCCCAACTGGCCTGTGGTCTCCGTCCCCTTGGGGGCCAAGTCCGCCAAGAAGGCCATCCAGGCCAACCTCAAGTACCTCCTCAACTTCGAGGAGATCGTGCTGTTCTTCGACAACGACGAGGCCGGCCAGGATGCGGTGCAAGACTGCGCTCCACTCCTGCCTGGCGCTCGTACATTCATCGCTACAGCTGCCCCCCTCAAGGACGCCAACGAAGCGCTCCTCCATTCCCATGATGCCGTTCGCCAAGCCATCTGGAACAAGCGCCCGTGGAGACCGAAGGCTGTGGTGGCCGGTGAGTCTCTCTATGCGCTCGTTTCTGCACCACTTCGCGGCCGGGATGCTTCTTGGCCTTTCGCTGACCTCAATGACCTTACCGGCGGTCTCCGACGTGGGGAACTGGTCACGCTTACTGCAGGGACAGGGGTCGGCAAGTCCACGTTCTGTGGTGAAGTAGCCCAGGCCCTGGTCAATCAGGGTGAGAAGATCGGCTATGTGGCCCTTGAGGAGTCCCTCCAGCGGACAGCCCTCCGCCTCATGACGGTGGTGGCCTCCAAGCCCCTACACCTGGACAACAGCATCCCACCTGAGGATCTGCGGAAGGCCTTCGAGGCATCCGTGGGATCAGGCCGGGTGGTATTCAACAGCGGTTTCCGATCCGTCGACCCTGTGGAGCTCCTGAACGAGCTGCGCTTCATGGTCATGGCGGAGGACTGCCACTGGCTCTTCGTGGACCACCTCTCGATCCTGATCTCCGGCAACGACGACGGAGACGAGAGGAAACTGATCGACGTCACCATGACCCGCCTCCGCAACTTCGTGGAGGAGACCAACTGTGGGATGATCCTGATCTCCCACCTCACTGGGGTTCAGGGTGGAGGCAAGTCCCACGAGAGTGGCGGCAGGGCTCACCTGTCCCAGCTGAGGGGCAGCCGCTCCATCGGCCAGCTCTCCGACATCGTCATCGCCCTGGAACGGGACCTGGAGGAGGGTGAGAACGGCACGATGGTCCGGGTCCTGAAGAACCGCCACAATGGGCGCACAGGGCCTGCGGGCAAGGTGTGCTACGATTCAACAACAGGACGCATGACGGAAGACGTGCGGGACTGGTTCAAGGACAAGCCTGAGGAGGAATCCCCGTTTTGAGACTTGCCTTCGACCTCGAGACCAACGGATTCATGCGGCAGGGGTTCGATCGAATCCACTGCCTCGTGATCCGTGATCTCGACTCTGGCCTGGTCACCCAGTACAACGACCAGGGCGACCGGGAGTCCATCGTCACCGGCATCAACGTCCTGGCCGAGGCTGACCTTCTTGTCGGCCATAACATCATTGGCTACGACATCGAGTGCATCCACGAGCTCTACCCCTGGTTCTATCCCACCTGCGAGCTCACCGACACCCTGATCCTGAGCCGCCTGCTGTTCCCCCACATCCTGGGCCTGGACTTCAAGCGGCGCACGAAGGGGATGCCTCCCAAGCTCTACGGCCGCCATTCCCTCGAGGCCTGGGGCTGGCGCCTGGAATACCACAAGGGTGACTACAAGGATCACGCCGACTGGACCCAGTGGTCCCACGAGATGCAGGACTACTGCGTCCGGGACGTGGAGGTCACAAGCCTCCTGTGGCAGCGGCTCCAAGTCAAGGCAGCCCTCTACCAAAGAGCCGTCAAGATGGAGCACGACTGTGCCCGGGTGATGGCTATCCAAGAACGCTACGGCTGGCCCTTCGACGTGAAGGCAGGCGAGCAGCTGGAGAGCGTGCTCAGAAGCGAGTCAGAACAACTGGCTTCCGAGCTTCGGGACGCCTTCCCGTATGTGGCTGGGAAGCAGATGATCCCCAAGAGGAACAACTCCACCACTGGCTACATCAAGGACGCCCCCTTCACCAAGCTCGTCGACTTCAACCCCACCTCCCGCGATCATATCGCTTGGGTCTTCCAGACCTGGCGGGACTGGGTCCCCGAGGAGTTCACCGAGACCGGGAAGCCCCGGATCGACGAGACCGTCCTCAAGGCGATCGGAACCGACGAGGCCCTGAAGTTCGCCAGGATGCTGGAGCTCCAGAAGGGCCTGGGCCAGCTGAGCGAGGGCAAGAACGCCTGGCTCAAGCAGGTCACAGCAGCGGGGCGGATCCACCACTCCTGCTCGCTTGCCACCAACACAGGACGCAATGCTCACAGGTCTCCTAACCTGGGCCAGGTTTCCTCTGACCCGCGTTGCCGCGCTCTGTTTGGTCCTGGTGAGGGCTTTGTCGAGGTGGGTGCTGACGCCTCAGGCCTCGAGCTTCGGATGCTCGGTCACTACCTCGCCTTCTTCGACGGGGGGCGCTTCGCCGACATCGTCGTCAATGGAGACATCCACCAGATCAACGCGGATGCAACGGCCCAGGCTCTAGGGGTGCCCATCAGCCGCCGGGACATCAAGACGGTGACCTACGCCTTCCTGTACGGGGCAGGCGACGAGAAGCTCGGACGCACGGTCGACCCACTCCTGAAGGGTCGGAAGGCCGCTGCCCTGGGCAAGAGGGTCCGGGCCGCCTTCGTGGAAGCGATCCCTGGTCTTGGCCCCCTGCTGGCCTCGGTCCAGGCTCGATCCAAGGACGACACGCTCAAGGCCCTCGACGGTCGCATCCTGCAGCTGCAGGGGAAGCAGCACGCTGCCCTGAACTACCTCCTGCAGAGTGCCGGGGCGATCGTGTGCAAGAACTGGGTGGTGCATTCTTACCAGACCATCGACGAGCACCTGGAGGTTGGCATTGCCTACACGCCCCTGGGCTTCATCCACGATGAGATCCAGGTGTCATCACTTCCTGAGCATGTCGACAGGATCAAGGAGATCCTCGAGTCCTCCATCGTGGACGTCGGCCAATCCTTCAACCTCAACGTGCCTCTGGCTGCTGAAGCCAAGCACGGCAACTCATGGGCAGACTGCCATTGAAAAGACCCGACATCCTTCTCATTGACGCGGACACCCCCGCCTACACTGCCTGTCAGGCCTCCGAAGTGGAGGTCGAGTACGGGGACTGGCACATGGTGTCGAGCAACTTCCCGCAGGCTCTCCACACTTTTCAGAGGACCATCGACCTCTGGATCGAGCACTTCCAGTGTGACAACGTCGAGCTCTTCTTCACGGGGCGAAACAACTTCCGAAAGGACGTGGACCCCGACTACAAGGGACACCGCAACAAGCGGAAGCCCCTGGGGTTCTACCGGCTCGTCAAGTGGGCCCTGGAGCATCCCAAGTCTCACCTCCAGGAAGGCCTCGAAGCCGACGACCTTCTGGGCCTGCGATGCCACCTGACCGAGCAGAACGTGGTCCTGATCTCCGCGGACAAGGACCTGCGTCAGATCTCCTGCCGCCAGTGGAACGGCTCGGAGGAGGTCCACCCGACCCCACTCGAGTGCGACCGCTTCTTCTTCCAGCAGGTCCTCACAGGGGACCCTGTGGACGGCTACAAGGGCTGTCCCGGCATCGGGGCGGTCAAGGCCAAGGCCATCCTCGACAAGGCCCCTCCTGAGCTCTGGTGGGAGGCTGTGGTGGCCGCCTACGTGAAGGCAGGGCTTACGGAAGCAGACGCTCTCCAGAACGCCCGCCTCGCTCGCATTCTCCGCCCAGGCGAGTACAACTGGAAAGACCGCAGCCCCATCCTATGGACACCCTCCACCTGATCGAGATGTGGCTGCTGGTCAGCCTCCCCTTCCTCGTCATCCTCTCTGATCCCAATGTCCCGGTCTACCTCACTCTCAAGGCTCAACAACTCTCCGTTTCCACCGAACGTGCATGGGCGGGCCTCTGGCTTCTTGCCTCTCTCCGAATTACTCGACGCTCTTTTCGAAACGACTGGATCGGACGGGGACTTCGAGCCTGGGAGCTCCGAGCCATCCGTCGCAACCCAACCTACGCTGAGTTCTTCCCCAATGACCGCCCCGACAAGTGATGTGTCTGCTACCCTTGCCGAGCGTGGCAAGCGGTATGGGGACTTCCCTGGACATGCTGAGGTGACCCAAGATCTGAAGGCAGTGTTGACGGATGCCCTGTACCGGCGCACCAAAACTCTGGCTCCCGATCAGCAAGAAGCGATCGATATGATCTTCCACAAGATCGGACGCATCGTGAATGGGGATCCCAACTACGCCGACAGCTGGCATGACATTGCCGGCTATGCAAAGCTGGTCGAGAATCGTCTCAACCAAGAGGCTCGCAAGTGAGCCACCTCACCGAAGCCCTCCTCTGGCGCAAGGCGTTCGAGGTGCCGACTCCGAACCCGGATGCTGCACAGTTCCAGTACACGCTGATCGCTGAGGAGTACCTGGAGTTCTGTGATGCAGGAGAAGAAGGTGACCCCACCCACACCCTCAAGGAGCTGGCCGACCTCGTCTTCGTCTGCTTCCAGTTCGCCGCCGCCATGGGCTGGGACCTCGACACGGCCCTGACCCGAGTCTTCGAGTCGAACATGAGCAAGCTGGGACCGGACGGCAAGCCCATCCGCCGGGAGGACGGTAAGATCCTGAAGGGACCCGACTATCGAGAGCCGAACCTGGAGGACCTGGTCTGATGAAACAACCAACCTGCAAGTCGTGCCAGTTCTACGACAGCCAAGAGGGAGTCTGCCGCCGGTACCCACCCCACAACTGCTGCTTCCCTGTTGTTGGAGTGAACATCTGGTGCGGCGAACACCAGCCCATTTCTCGCGTCACCGAAAACCTCACATGAGCCCGACCACCCCAGTCTCCAAGTTCATCTCCCGCACCGGTCGCGTCCAGTCCTGGGTCGACAGTCCTGATGGGCGCCTCCCGGTCTCCTGCACGGTGTTCGTGGTGGAGGACCGGATGGAAGGGCCGGACGGCATCGAGGACTCCTGGCGCTTCGCCTCCTACGCCCTCCGCAACGGGGCTGGGGTCTCCATCCACCTCTCCAAGCTGCGCCCCCGGGGCGACGAGAACGGACGGGGCCTGACCGCCTCCGGGCCAGTCTCCTTCGCCAAGATCTACTCGACCCTCAACGAGATCCTCCGGCGGGGTGGTACCTTCAAGAACGGGGCCATCACCCTCCACCTGGACTACTTCCACAAGGATGCACTCGAGTTCATCCAGGCCTCCCGATCCGAGCTCCCCTGGGTCAAGCGGTGCCTCGACGTGGACGAGGACTTCCTGGAGAACTCTTCTCCCGAGCTGATCAATGCAACTCTCAAGGCCATCGCTTCTGGCGATCTCTGGCTCAACAAGATCAAATACGACCAGAACGGACGACGCATCTACGGGAACGTCTGCCTCGAAGTGTATCTTCCACATCGGGGAACCTGCCTTCTGCAGCACGTCAATCTTGGCCAGTGCTCCATTGGGGATCTGGAAGGTGCTTTTACCGAGGGTATGCGTTCACTCGTTGAGCTGCACCCGCTCACGGGAGTGGGAGAGAGTGGCGTGTATCGAAGCCCTGCTGAGGATAAACAGGTGGGACTCGGAATCCTCGGGCTTGCCAACTTCCTTGCACAGGAAGGAGTCAAGTATAAAGAGTTCCGTGACTGCACCAGCCGCAAGGCCCACATCATCTGGGATTGCCTGGAGCGAGCCATCTTCGCCGCTGCTGCGATCGCTCGTGAAGCTGGGTTTGAGCGTGCGTTCGCTATCGCCCCTACTGCTTCTTGCTCTTATCGGAGCGTCGATCGCAATGGCTTCGCTTGCACTCCCGAGCTGGCTCCTCCTATCCGCCGTCACACTGATCGTGATTCTGGGACGTTCGGAGTTCAGACCTATGAGTATCCACCGAATGTTGAGATCGCTTCGGAGGTGGGTTGGGAGGTCTACCAGGGGGTCGCGGACGGCATCGTAGATGCATTTACTTGGACCGGCCTCTTTCACGGCTACAGCTTCAACTCCTGGTCCGACCAGGTCACCTACGACCGGGCGTTCCTGGAGGAGTGGCTCGCCGGGCCCCAGACCAGCCTGTACTATGCCCTGCAGGTTGCCCCCGACACCCAGGCCAAGGACGACGCCTTGGGCATTCTGGGAGAGGACGCCAGCTGGTTCCAGTTCACGCCGCTCGAAGATGACGACGAGGAGGTTGTGGCTGGCTTCTGCAGTTCTGAAGATGGAGGCTGTTCGGAGTGAGAGACAGGGAGAAGAAGCGCGAGTACGACAGGCTGTATCACGCCAAGCGCAAAGCAGCTCGCCAGCTGGAAAGGAAGAGCAACCCAGAGAAGTATCGCGCCGCTCACTTGAAGCGTAACTTCAATCTCTCCCTCGACGAGCATAATGCGATCTTCTATCTCCAGGGACTTTGCTGCGCTATCTGCGGAGCGCCGACTCCTGGGTGCAACAGGAATGAGTTCTGCGTAGATCACAATCATAACACTGGCGAAGTCAGGGGATTGCTCTGCCACAGATGCAACCTAGGGCTGGGCCACTTTCAGGATAGAGCAGACCTCCTTCAAGCTGCTCATTCGTACCTTCTACGACCCTCACACGTTCATGGCGTTCCGCTCCCACTATGACCAAATCACAGCTTCCAAAAGGAAGTGGTCTCCTTCTCCGGTAACTGCCGGCTCTCTCCGTCCTGGTGTTCTTCCTACCCTGCACCGTTGCCTTGCGCTTCGTCACCTTGAACTGCCAGTCAGGGATCTTTTGGCCTCAGGTCTCCAGAAAGATCTGCCTTCCACACCCGGAGTTGAAGATGCCCTCAGATCCAACATGGAGGATGAGGAGAGGCATGATCAGGCTCTCAGCTTCGTGGTGGCTGCTCACGGGTCGGACGAGCAGTTTGAGAGGACTGGACTCCAGATTCGTGACGCCTGGATTCAGCATCCTGACCACCCAATCCTGAAGGCTGCCATCCTTGAGCGATCCATCTTCTTCGTCCTGCTACCCTTCTTCCGCTTTGCCGGAGACATTGGAATACGCACCGTCTCTGCAGACATCTCCCGTGACGAGAGAGCCCATGTCGCAGGGCATCACATGGTTGCAACGGAACTGGGACTTAAGCCCTCACCAAGTCTCAATGCTCTGCGGAAGTCCACGGTCCACTGGATGTTCGACAAGCTCGCAGGCGAAGGCCAGCTGAGCAAGGACTTTTGGATCAGAGCCTCCAACAACCTCTACGCCCGGGGCAAGGCTCCCGAGCTGGCCTTCACCAGGCCGGCCCGGATGCCCGCTTTCTTCGAGGCCTCAAATTGTGACCTGCCATCGTACGGTTAAGACCTGCAAGGACTGTCGCCAGGAAAAGCCCGCATCGGAGTTTTACAAGAACTCTAAGATGAAGGATGGACTATACTCCTGGTGCAAGCCTTGCTGGAATAGACGGTGTAAGGCACACCAGGACAACGCTAGAAGAAACGCCCTGGCCAGGAAACGTTACTGTCCAGACAAAGCCAGAGAGTCTCACCTTCTCAAAAAGTACGGGCTGTCATCTTCGGATTACAGTTCCATGCTTTCGAGTCAAGGAGGAAAATGTGGCTGCTGCGGTGGCCCACCCACAACCCACGGCAAGCTCGTAGTTGACCATTCACACCGAACTGGTAAAGTTCGAGCTCTTCTCTGCTCTCACTGTAATTCTCTCCTAGGGATGGCGCGAGAGGATCCTAACGTTTTGCAGTCCGCAATCTCCTATCTTGAAGCTCATGGCTGACTCCCTCCGCATCCTCGTCGAGCAGCTGATCCAAGCCTTCCCTGACACCTACCCACCCATTGCCCTCTCCGAGAAGGAGTTCGCCTTCCGTGCTGGTCAGGTGGACATCTGCCGCCGGCTCAGGGGGGCCCTGAACCACTCGCCCCTCGACGCTGATCTCTCCTGATGGCCACCTCCCGTTCCCTCAGCGACGCCTTCTACAGCGGCTCGCTCCTGGGCCAGCCCACCAACCCCATCCGCACCCTGCAGGGGCAGGCCGCTGCCCAGGCCAACGCCCTGAATCCCCAGGGGCTCGACTCCCGCGGCCAGAAGTCCCAGATGCCGCTGGGTGGGTTCGGGGCCAACCAGGTCTTCAACACCCAGGCCTACGAGGCTGCGGTCCAGCAGGGCTACGGCCCCTCGGACATCAACAGCTTCCTCCGGGAGTCTGGGGTCCAGGCTGAGGGCGACTGGGCCGAGGAAGCCGGCACCGACACCTACGGCGGGAAGGTCCTCTCCTACTGGCAGATCAACAAGAACTACCAGCCTCCGTCCGCTTCCTCAGCCAAGCGGGCCGCCACGAAGATCGTCACCTCGGCACCCGTGCCGGTCCTGGGGGATCCCCTGGGGCCGAACTCCCAGCGGGCCAGGCGGCGATCTCCGGGCTCCACCCGACTCACCATCGCCCCGTAGACATGTGCGCAGCCCCCTCCACTCCCTCCCCGCCCAAGCCGCCACCGCCTCCTAAGCCACCGCCGGCAGCGCCCGGCCTTCCCGCCTGGATGGCCCAGGCTCCCACCGGTGCCGGCCTCGTCCGCCTCACCAGCTCACAACGCAGTCGGCCCCGCCTCGCCTCGAAGGGGACCAGTCGCCTCATGATCCCCCTCGCAGGAGGTAAGCAGTGAGAGACCGTACTGCTGCCTCCCGCTACGAGACTCTCTCGAGCGACCGGACTGAGTTCCTGGACGCTGCCCGGCGGGCCACCACGCTCTCCCTGCCGTACCTGCTGGCTCCGTCCGGCCACTCCGAAGGCTCCACGCTGCCCACCCCCTGGCAGAGCATGGGGGCCAAGGGGGTCAACGTGATGGCCTCCAAGCTGATGATGGCCCTGTTCCCTGTGAACACGTCCTTCTTCAAGCTGCAGATCTCGGACGGCATCTTCGTCGAGAACCCTGAGCTCAACGCCAAGATGCGTTCCGAGGCTGACGAGAAGCTCAGCAAGATGGAGCGGATCATCAACCAGGCCATCACCGGCTCGATGGATCGGGTCATCCTGACGCAAGCTATCCGCCACGCGGTGGCCACAGGCAACGGCCTCCTCTTCGACCACAAGGACGGCCTCAAGTTCTACCCCCTCAACAGATTCGTCTGCCTGCGGGACGGGAACAGCCGGCCGATTGAGATCGTGACCGTCGAGGCTATGGACCGGGAGACCCTTCCCGAGAGGTACCGCACCGAGGAGAAGAAAGCCAACGACGTCCAGAGCGACTCCGCTGGCCCCTCCTCTGTGACCGAGATCACCCTCACGGAGAACTCAGTCCTGGTCTACACCTGGGCCAAGCTCGAGGACGGCAACTGGCGCTGGCATCAGGAGATCGACGGCGAGAAGGTGGTGGGCTCCGAGGGTATGTCCCCGGCCGACGCCCCCGCCTGGATCCCCGTCCGGTTCAACGTGGTCGACGGCGAGAACTATGGCCGTGGCCGGGTCGAGGAGTTCATCGGGGATCTCCAGAGCCTTGAGGGCCTCACCCAGTCCCTGGTCGAGGGCTCTGCCGCCGCTGCCAAGATTCTCTACCTGCTCAACCCCGGCGCCATCACCAAGCCGGCCGAGTTTGTCCAGGCCCAGAATGGAGACGTCCTGGTCGGCCGCCCCGAGGACCTGGTCCCGGTGGTGACCGGCAAGCAGGCCGACTTCGCCACGGCCTTCCAGATGATCCAGGCCCTGACCAAGTCCCTCTCCGAGGCCTTCCTGATCCTGAGCGTCCGGCAGTCCGAGCGCACCACAGCCGAGGAGGTCCGGTACGTCCAGCAGGAGGTGATGGAGCAGCTGGGAGGCATCCTGGGGACCCTGACCACCGAGGTCGTGGCCCCCTACCTGAAGCGCAAGCTGTCCGTCCTGCAGAGGAAGGGCCAGCTGCCCAAGCTGCCCAAGGGCTTCGTGCTGCCCACGGTGGTAGCAGGCCTGGACGGCGTGGGCCGTGGCCAGGATAGGGAGGCCCTGATCCGGGTCGCCGGCACCATCCAGCAGGTCTTCGGCCCCGAGATCTTCATGCAGAAGGTGTCGGCCGACGAGTTCCTGAAGCGCCTGTTCGCCTCCGAAGGCATCGACCCACTCGAGCTGATCATCAGCCCCGAGATGCAGGCCCAGGCCAAGCAGGCCGCCCAGCAGCAGCAGACTCAGCAGTCCCTCGTGGATCAGGCTGGCCAGCTCGCCGGGACCCCTCTCCTCGATCCAACCAAGAACCCCAACGTCGCCCAGGCCATTGGCCTCGATCCCAACAATGTCCAGGCAGTCCAAGCCCCCGCCGCTCCAGCTCCAGCAGCCGGAGGCGCCGGTTGAGCTCACACCGCTCCCCACTGACGAGCCGATCGAGCTGACCGTGCGCTCCACAAGTCGCCCCCTCGTCGGCAAGCCCAAGGTCAAGAACCGGGTTGGCAAGCCGATGATCGGGGCCAGGGAGCTGGTCAAGACCCCCGCCTTTGGGTCGGCCCGGCTCGAAACCAACTCTGAACCCACCACATGACCGCCATCAACGACGAGATCGAAGAAGCCCAACGACTGGCCCGCGAGCAGGAGGCCCTGGCCACCGGCGAGCGCCTGACCGCCGAGCTCGAGGCTGACGAGGAGGCCATCTTCCAGCGGGCCCGTGAGGCCCAGGAAGCCGAGCTTGCCCAGCTACCCGAGAAGTACCAGGGCAAGTCGGCCGCCGAGGTCTACGCCCTGATGCAGAAGGAGGTCGAGTACCGCCTGAAGCAGGCCAAGGGCGAGGAGCCCGCAGATGAGGCCCAGGAGGACCAGGAAGGCGCCTCTGAGCAGTCGGAGGGGGAATCCCAGGAGACGGAGGAAACACCCGCCTTCCAGGCCCTCCGGGAGGCCTCTGAGGAGTTCTACGCCTCCGAGGGCAAGCTCACCCCCGAGACCCTCCAGAAGCTCGAGGCCCTGCCCTCCGCCGACCTGATCCAGGCCTGGCAGGCTCTCCAGGCCCAGGCTCCCCCCGCCAAGCCCCTCTCGGACGAGGAGGCCACCGCTATCGTAAACCGGGTCGGTGGGCAGGATGCCTACAACAAGGCCCTGGCGTGGGCTGCCGAGAACCTCTCCGAGGAGGACAAGGCCAGCTACGACGCGGTGGTCCAGTCCGGCAACAAGGCGGCCACCCAGTTCGCCGTGGAGGCCCTGACGACCCGCTACAAGCAAGCTGTCGGCTTCGACGGTGAGCCGGTCACCGGAGCCGTGGCCAAGGCCCCCAAGGTCAAGGCCTACCGCAGCGAGGCCGAACTGAGGCGTGATCTCAGCAATCCCCGCTACCAGCAGGACCCCGCGTTCAGGCTGGATGTGGAGGAAAGGCTGGCTGTGTCTGGCGATCTGCTGTAATCCACCGGCATGGTGTTCAGGAGGGGTTCGATTCCCCTCCCCGGTCTCGGGGTGGCACCCCTTACCAAAAACAGCCGAACGTTCGGTTGGACCCACTGCGGTGGATAATCCATACCCGTTGAATTTTTCACGTTTCCCGAAGTTTCACGTTTCGTGAAATTTCACGTCTACTGACTAGCGCTAGTCGAACGGTCCAACCCACCTTTCGATTCCAATGACTTTCACGGTTACCCAACCCGGCCGGATTAACAAGGCCGGTGATCAGCGCGCACTCTTCCTGAAGCTCTTCAGCGGCGAGGTCTACGAGGCCTTCCGCAACGCGACGATCTTCAAGGAGACTGTGCTCAACAAGCAGATCCGCAACGGTCGCTCCCACCAGTTCATTCACACTGGCCGGATCACCGCCGCGTATCACACCCCAGGCACCGCCATTCTCGGCTCTGGTGACCCCCCGTCCGCCGAGACCACGATCGAGCTGGATGACCTGCTCGTGGCATCCGCCTTCGTCTACAGCCTGGACGAGGTCATCTCGCAATACGATGTGCGCGGCCCCATCGCCCGTCAGATCGGCCAGTCCCTGGCTGAGTTCTACGACCGGCGCGTGGGCCGTGTGCTCTCGAAGGCCGCGGCTGCCTCTGCTCCTGTGACCGGCGAACCCGGCGGCTTCCGCATCAACATCGGTGCCAACCAGGAGTACAACGCCCAGGCCCTGGTGGACGGCTTCTTCGAGGCCGCTGCCCGTCTGGACGAGATCGCTGCTCCCAAGGACGGTCGCTATGCGGTCCTGTCCCCCCGGCAGTACTACGCCCTGATCAGCCAGGTCGACACCAACATCCTCAACCGCGAGTACGGCAACTCCCAGGGCAACCTGAACTCCGGTGAGGGCCTCTACAGCATCGCTGGCATCAACATCAAGCGCAGCAACAACGTGCCCTTCCTGGGCCGCTACGGCTCGCCCACTGGCCCTGCGATCGAGGCCCGGATCATCGGTGGCTCCGGCACCTACGGTGAGCGGAACGACTACGGTGCTCCTGCCGAGTTCAACAACAGCTGCGGCCTGATCTACCATCGGGATGCTGCTGCTGTCCTCGAGGGCATCGGTCCCGCCATCCAGACCACCGGCGCCGACACCAAGGTCATCTACCAGGGTGACGTGATCGTCGGCCGTCTGGCCATGGGTGCGGGCCCTGTCCGTGTCTCCGTGGCGGGCGAGTTCCGCAACGTCGCCTGACCTCCTAGCCAACTTCTAATTTGCGCCAAGTTAGGAGTTGGTGCCTTTAATACGGCCTGGGCTTATTCAAGCCTGGGCCTCTTTCCTTTCGTACCCAGAACGGTACCCCCAACTGCCATGGCCACCAAGCTCCAAGCTGTCAACACCATGTTGACCTCCATCGGACAGGCCCCCGTGGTCAGCCTGGAGGAAAGCAACCCCGAGATCGCCTCCGCCCTGCTCATCCTGGACAACACCCGGATCGAGGTGCTGGGTGAGGGCTGGAACTTCAACTCCGAGAAGGGCCTGTCCCTGGCCGCCGATAACAACGGCCACATCCTGGTCCCCGAGTCCATCCTGAATCTCTCCGTCAACCAGGAGGACACGGCCTACCGCTTCCGTGCTGTCCAGAGGGACGGCAAGCTCTACGACCTCCTGAGCCACTCCTTCGACTGGGGCTCGGGCACCTCCCTCAGCTGCGACATCGTCTGGGACGTGGACTATGAGGACCTGCCCGTGGTCTTCGCCACCTACATCGCCCAGCGGGCTGCCCGGGCCTTCGCCGGCCGCACGATCGGCTCCCAGGAGATGGTGGCCTTCAACGCCCAGGACGAAGCCATGCTCCGGGCCAACTGCCTGGCCTACGACTGCACGACCGGCCGCCACAACGTCTTCGGCGTGGAGAAGGGCCGCCAGGGTGGAGTCAACTATCGACCCTTCAACGTCATCGCCCGGTAACCCATGCCTGCTGTCTCCCAGAAGATCCCAAACCTCGTCGGCGGCGTGTCCCAGCAGCCCGACTCCCTGAAGCTCCCTGGGCAGCTGGTCACCTGTGACGACTTCCTTCCCGACCCCACCTTCGGCCTTGCCAAGAGGCCTGGGTTCAAGCACATCCGCCAGCTCGAGGGAGCCCTGGTGGACGGCAAGTGGGGCTGGGTCGACCGCGACGACGATGAGAAGTACATCGTGCAGATGGGTCGGACGGCCTCCTCCGACATGATCAGGGTATGGGATGGCCAGTCCGGCCAGCGCCAGACGGTCCTGCCGATCGGTCCCTCTGCCCGAGAGTACCTGGCCCACAGTGTGGACGACGACATCGAGCTGCTCACCCTGGGCGACTACACGCTGGTCGTGAATCGCACGGTGAACGTGAGGGGGACCGAGCTGGAGAGCCCGGCTGATGTCCCCTTCGCCGCGGTCACCATCAACTCGGTGGCCTACAACACCAAGTACAAGATCGAGATCCAGGGGGTGGGCACCTACTCCTACAGCACGACCGATGATGCTGCCGTCCGTCTGAGCCTGGAGGACCTGATCGAAGGCCTCTCGACTCAGCTCAACGACGGCACCATGTCCTCGGTGATCATCGGCAACTACCTCTACGTGACGCGGGAGGACGAGGAGGACTTCAGCATCACCGTGACAGCCGGCAACAGCGGCTCTGCCATCGAAGCCTTCAAGGGCAAGGTCAACACCATCGCCCAGCTTCCACGGCAGTTCATCAACAACGCCAGGATGCAGGTCTTGAGCGGTGACAAGTCCGAGGGCGATGACTACTGGGTGGTCTTCAAGACCGATGGCGACGAGCTCAAGGGCGTAGGCGTCTGGGAGGAGACCATTGCTCCCAAGACCAAGAACGGCTACGATGTCGACACCATGCCTCACGGGCTTGTGAGGCTGCCGGACAGCACCTGGGTCTTCCGGGCCCTTGGCCTGATCGACGCCGAGCCTGAGGACGCCACCTACACCGTGGAGGGGGTCGTCACCTCTGCCTCGGTCGAGAGTGGCACCCGGGGGCGATACCTCTCCGGCCAGAGCTTCTACACGGAGAACGGATCTGGACAGGGCCTCCGCTTGCGGGTGGAGGACACCGACACGAACGGGGAAGTCACCGCGGTCTCAATCGCCAGGCCGGGTAAGGGCTACCTCGTGGACGACATCGTCACGAACGAGGTGGGCGACACGTTCCGGGTGACCGGGATCAAGACCGTCACCGGAGACGTCGAGGAGTTCCTCAAGGTCTACTGGGTAGATCGTGAGGTGGGGGACTCGAAGACCAACAAGTTCGCCTCCTTCAAGGGCTCCCAGATCGACGGCATGGCCTTCTTCCAGAACCGCCTGGTGCTGGCGTCTGGCGGCAACGTGATTGCCTCCGAGGCAGGCAACTACTTCAACTTCTTCAGGTCCACGGTCAGTACGATCCTGGACAGCGACCCGATCGACCTGTCTGCGGGCAGCGAGAAGCCCATTCACTTCAACTACATGGTCCCCCGGGGAGACGGCCTGATCTGCTTCGCGGACAGCGACCAGTACAGCCTCCAGACCAACACGGAGAGCTTCTCCAGCCGGACAGCTGAGCTCGTGGCTGTGAGCAGCTTCGAGATGAACAACCGGATCAAGCCGGCCAACCTGGGCCAGAGCTTCATGGTGGCCACCCAGACGATCAACTCGTCGGGCCTCCTGGAAGCACGCTTCGACGCCACGGCCGAGGTCACCCGGTCTCAGACGGCCGACATCACCAGGTCCATCCCCAACTACATCCCTCCCAACCTGACCCGGATGGAGGCCTCCTCCACTTCCTCGATGGTGGTCCTCCACAGCCGGCAGGATCCCGCCTCGCTCTACTGCTTCAAGTTCTACGACGTGCCCGGTGTGGGCCGGCAGCAGGCTGCCTGGTTCAGGTGGAGGCTTCCAGGAGAGATCCAGGCTCACTTCTTCTCCAACAACACCCTCACCTGTGCCGTGACCTCCCCTGAGGATCCCACGGTGGTGGTGCTCATGAGCTGTGCCATCGAGCAGTACGGGGCCCTGGGTCCGCTCCTGTTCGAGGGTGAGCCCATCGACGTGCGCCTGGATGGCTTCAGCTACGATGCGGACACCTTCTACGACGCGGATCTCAACCAGACCAGGATCGGCTTCCCCCAGGTCTACCGGTTCTTCCCGGACCTGGCTCCTGAGGCTGTCACCGTTGAGACCGTGAACCCGGGTTACGTGGTGTCCGGTCCTATGACCTACGACCCGCTGCAGCCTTCTGGCCTGCGGTACTACATGAGCGTCCCTGGGAACCTGAGTGCCAGCCGGTTTGCGGTGGGCTTCCGGTTCGAGGCCGAGGCCCTGATGCCCTACTTCTACGTGACCTCCCGTCAGGACCGTGCCACCGGTGAGCTGATCTCCAGCATCAAGGACACCCGCAACATCCCGATCATCCACCGCCTCAACTTCTCCTCCCGCCAGGGTCCCTTCCAGGTCCAGGTCCAGAGCCTGGGCCGGGCCCCCTACACGGTGACCCTCGAGCAGAAGGTGGCCGGGGCCTACATCCCCAACACCCTGCCCCTGGTCCGCAGCGGGGAGCCGGTCGTGCCTGTCCTGGCCGCCGGCAACCAGACCGAGGTCACGATCCTGGCCCCATTCCCCTTCCCGGTGTCCGTGGATTCGGTAACATGGGAGGGTACCTACAACAACCAAGGAGTCCGCTCCATCTGATGGCCTACACCTCGAAGCCTGCGACCATCCAGGACGGCATCGGCCTGGCCATGCTGCTCACACCTGCCGATCGAGAGGAGCTCGCTGCCAGCCAGCTGGACCCGGAGGACTCCATCCTCCAGGGCATCCACAGCAGCCTGCAGGCCATCAGCATCTTCGACCGGGATGGCTTCCTGGCCGGGATTGCTGGCGTGGTCCCACTCGACCAGTACGGCTGGGAGGGCTCTCCCTGGCTCCTCACAACCAGCTACTGCCGGACCGAGCCCGTCTCGTTCGTCAAGCAGGCCAAGGGATGGGTGTCGGAGCAGCTCCAGCAGTTCCAGTGTCTCAAGCATCAGGCCTACAAGCGCAACTACCACCACCTCCGTCTCTTGAAGATGCTCGGATTCAAGGTCGGGCCAGAGCATCCATCCTCCCTATTCGTTCCCTTCGAGCTATGTGCGCACCAATTGCCCCAGCCCTCGTCCTCGGTGTAGCCTCTGCGGTCACGACTGCGGTCGGCACCATCGGCAGCTATTCCAACCAGCAGGCCCAGGTCAACGCCCAGTACGAGGCCCAGCAGGCCGCCTACACCCAGCAGCAGCAGGCATTCAACCGCCAGCAGGAGCTCAACCAGGTGGCCGCCCAGCGAGCCTACATGTCCGAGCAGGTGAAGCTCCGGGCCAAGTACCAGCAGGCCGCGATCGAGGCGGACAAGCTCAAGCTGGAGGCCCAGAGGGCAGCTGGCTCGATCCAGGCCTCCGGGAAGACCGGTCGGTCGATCGGCCTGATCTCGATGGACCCGAACCGGGAGTACGGCCGTGACCTGGCTGTGCTCGGCCTGAACCTCGGGTTCGCCCAGGACGACTACTTCCAGGCCATCGAGAGCACCTACAACCAGACCCGCTCGGCCACCAACACGGCCTTCAGTGCCATCGGGCCGGCCCCTGTGCGCCAGCCAGGACCAAGCCCTCTGGGCCTCATCAGCGGCCTTGGAGGGGCAGCCCTCGGCGGCTACGGCCTCTATAACGACCTCCAGCCCCCAGTCAAGCCCACCGTGTGACGTCTCATGACCAGCAGCTACACCCCGCAGGGCCGCCGCGTTGGGCTCGATGGCCCTTCGGCGGTGGGCTTCCAACCGGTCCAGACCTACGACACATCTGAGCGGGTCCTGGCCGCCCGCACCGAGCAGATCCGCAACCAGGGGATCGTGAACGAGCAGGGCCTGGAGGCTCTGGCCACGTTCTCCAAGACGGCCCTGGACTTCCTCGTGGATCGCCAGAAGGGCATCAACGAGAACACCCGCCTGGAGTACCTCACCAAGGCCCTGAACGGCGACATCGCCCCCACGCCCGAGGCAGTCGAGTCCTACCAGGAGGGCGTCACCAAGCTCAAGACGGCCGCCTACGGCGAGCGTGCTGCCCTGAACGAGCTCGAGGAGGTCGACAAGGAGGCCGCCGTCGAGATCCGGGAGCGGGACCCCGTCCTGACCGGCTGGGCCGCCTACGGGGACGCCCAGGGTCGGGCGCTCCGGGCCAAGATGAACGCGCCCATGCTGGCCCTGATGATGTCCTCCCAGGAGAAGACCATCAGCGTGCCCACGGAGGATGGAGGCAGCGAACTGATCAGCCCGGCCGAAGCCCGGGAGCGTGGACCCGCAGCCTTCAACGCGGCCTGGGAGGTCACCCTCCGGGCCTGGACCCGGGAGATGGGCATCGAGCGGGTGAACCCGATCCTGCTCGTGGAATCCGTCACGCCGGCCGTGATCGAGATGCGGACCCGTCTCCTGGCAGACAGCCTGGAAGCCACCGCCAAGCGGCAGCAGGCTGAGGTCCGGGACCAGTACCTGAACATCCTGGGGGCCGAGATCAACTCCCTGGACAGCTCCAACCCTGAGGCCGTCTCCGCCTTCATCCAGAAGGCCACCCTTGAGGGCAAGACTGCTCTAGGCCTGAAGAACCAGGGTGAGGCCAACAAGGAGGTCGTGACCCTGATCGGCCAGCTGGCTGTCACCCGGGGCGACCCGGTGCTCCTGGACAACATCAAGGCCGCCGTGGTCAACCCCAAGGACCCGAATGGAGTCACCTTCGGAGATCACCCAGTCTACGGGCCCATCCTGGCCGACTTCACCGAGAAGGTGGAGGCCAGACGGCAGGCCCGGGCCCAGGACATGGAGAAGCTCAACAAGGACGAGGTGGGGCAGGTCCTCACCGGCTTCGAGATCGACGTGGCTCAGGCCAACGATCCGAGCGACTTCGAGGCCATCCGATCCAAGGCCATCGCCATCCTCCAGGGCATGGGAACCCCCGCTGCCCAGGAAGGCATCGCCCAGCTTCTGGGTCAAGAGTTCAAGGGCCGGGAGAACTTCCTCCTATCCATCGAGAACCGGCTGAAGCAGGGCGACAAGTCGATCACCAAGCGGATGATCGAGAAGCAGGTCACCCTCGGCAACCTCCCCAGCAACGCCATGGGCCTGCTGGGTAGATTCTTCCCGACTGATGCAGTCGACGGGATCATCGAGGACATGCGCTCCACCGTGAGCCAGTCCGCCACCAGTGCTCTCGCCAGGGGTATCGCCCTGGATGGTGCCAACCCAGACCTCATCCAAGGACTCGCCACCCGGCGCAATCAGCTGGTGGGGGAGACCCTCGAGGCTCTGCGGAAGTTCGTTGCTCAGAAACCTGATGCTTCACGAGACCAGATCAACCAGTTCGTCGAGAACCTCATCGAGGCGGCTGTCACCAAGGACCCCCGATTCCAGGCCAAGCCTGGGTCCCCGGACAAGCCCCTGGTCCCTGTCTGGGGCAAGCCTCTCGTCAACGGGGTCGTTCCCCCTCACCCTGGTGGGCCTTCTGCCCGCCCTGGTGCTGTGGACTTCTCCTCTATCCCAGGAATTGAGATCCGTGGCGGACGCCCTGTGGACAACTACGGAGGTGCTCTTGGGGAAGCTCAGAAGCAACTCGAGCAAGGCCGGAACCTGTCTGCGGACATGGAAGCTCGAGCCAAGGCATCCGGCCTGACCCGCACTGCCTTCCTGGCCAGCCAGCAGGGGCAGGAGGTACTGGAGCAAGCCAGCATCCGCGCCAACGCGGTCCTGGACAACCCCCGGGCCACCCCGATCCAGATCGCCGCGGCCAAGCGGCAGCTGGCCTACATTCGCGAGAACAAGCGCACGGTGAGCCCCACAGGAGGCCCTCAGGGAGCCCCCGAGCTCTCCGGTGCCCTGGGTGCCTTCGCGCAGGAACTGGGCCGCCTGGAGGGCGGAGCGAAGGCCTGGGAGGCATCCAACTTCGGCGGTGCCGGGGACAACCCGGAGGGGCGTCCGGGTCTGACCCGCATGACCATCAACCAGATCCTCAAGCTTCCCGACCACCACGTCGGGATGTACCAGTTCCAGCTCGGCAAGGGCCGCACCCTGGAGCTGCTCAAGAACAAGCTGGGCCTGACCGGCAACGAGCCCCTCACCCCCGAGCTCCAGAACCGCATGTTCACCGAGCTGATGTTCGGGGGGTGGAAGCGTCCTGAGCTCACCGCCTACCTGAACGGAGGGACCGATCTCGCTGCGGCGGAGCGGGCCTTCATCAACGAGTGGGAGGCCGGCAACAAGATGAACCTCCGGGAGTGGCTGCCGAAGATCAGGGCCCAGCGACTGCGCCAGCAGTCCACGGCTCCCCGGGTCCGCCTGAGCCGTGCCAACGTGCTCTCCATCAACCTGGAGGAGCCCGGCAAGGATCGCTTTCAGCCTGGCGTCGACATCTTCTTCAAGGACGGCCAGTTCCCATCTCTCGTGGAGGGTCGGGTCAAGGAGGTCAGCTTCGAGGCTGGCTACGGCAACTACGTGGTGATCGAGACCACGGATCCGGTCACCGGTGAGGTCTACGACGTCCTCAAGTCCCACCTGGACAGCGTGTCCGTCACCGAAGGCTCGAGGGTCTCGGTTGGCACGATCATTGGCAAGCAGGGCTCGACGGGTCGTACCTCCCCAGGAGGGATCGCCTCGATCGACTTCCTGGCCAGGGCCCCCAAGGGCTCCGGCTCCCAGACCCCCTACCGTCGCTGGCGCCAGGAGCGTGAGCGAGTCCTTTCACAGATCAGGTAAGTTCAACCCCATGGCCGAGGCTGTGGGGTCATCCCCCGCAGATTCGCATGGCAACCCCACTTGACCAGCTGCAGCAGAAGAGCTCCGAGGGGCCCGGTCTGATTCAGCTCACCATTCAAGCAGAAGAGGAGAGGAAGCGCAAGGAGGCCGAGGAGAAGCGCAGGGCTGCGGCGGCCAAGAAGGCTGCTGCCGCTGCACAAGCCGCAGAGAGGAAGCGCAAGTCCACCCCGGCCCAGGGGCGCCTACCCTTCCCCAGCCCCTTGAACGCCTACCGGGAGGCCATCAAGCCAGGCCCCAAGAGTGAGAACCCCGTCCTGGGCTTCGTGAAGGGTGTGGCCCGTGCCGGCGACCGAGCCCTGGTGCAGACGGTCGAGTCCCTGGTCGAAGCTGTACCAACCACGGCCCTCTCGATTCTCAGCGTCCAGCAGCGGCTGAACCCCGGCCGTGTGGTCAGTAAGGCCCTAAAGCTGCCGTGGGCAGAACTCCCGAAGGAACTCGACCCCCTGGACGAGAAGTACCGCGAGTGGCAACTCAATCTGCCCAAGTCGGAGGCTGGCAACCAGGCCGTGGAGACCGGCGCCAACCTGATCTCCTTCGTGGCCACCACGATCGGCCTGGCGCGCCGGCTCCCTGAGACGGGCCTGGCCGCCGCCACCAAGGGAGCCCCCAAGCTCAAGCAGGCAGCCGTCGCCGGCATCACCGGTCTGCCGGCCTCCGCCGCTGCCTCCTGGCTCCTCACCAAGCGCGGGGACCCCAACCTGGCCAACATGGTGGACAGCCTGCCGTTCGGCTCCCAGGAGTTCAAGAACGCCCTGAAGCTTGGCCTGGCCACGGACGAGAAGGACAGCGCCTTCACTTCGAAGGCCAAGGCCATGGTCACCGACGGCCTGGTGGGTGCTCCCGCCGACGCCGCCCTGTTTCTCCTGTTCGCCAGGAAGTGGACCCAGGGCCTCTTGAAGGAAGGCATCCGCCCCGACGAGGCCATCACCCGTGGCGTGGCTGCTGCAGCCGAGGAGCTCGAGAAGTTCGGCCTCCAGAGGGGCATGGTGGCCAACGCCGAGTGGCCGGAAGCTTCACGGGCTCAGTTCGGGGAGCTCGCTGACCGGGCCTTCGAGCTGGAGCAGAGAGCTGCCGAGATCCAGGCCCGACTCAAGGGGCCCAAGCAGGGCGAGCTGGACCTGGAGTCCGTCACCCAGGAGCCCACTCCTCCCCCCGAACCCGGCACCCAGCTGGAGCTCGAGCTGGAGACCCCCAACACCCGCAAGGAGGGAGAGGAGTCCCCAACCCCACCCGAGGTGGATCCCGACGAGATCGAGCTGAAGCGGGTCAACGACGAACTCAAGGGCGTCCTCCGGGAGATGGACGAGCTGGAGGCCGAGCTGGCCACCCCAGCTGACCTGCTGGCCCCCAACGAGGTCAGGGGATCCGCTGAGGCCGTGCCAGCCGACGAGGCCCTGAAGGACCAGGTTCGCCTGGAGACCCAGGTCCCCGCCGGTGCCAAGAGGGCCGACATCCCCGAGGGCCTGGCCAAGGCCCCTGCCACGGCTCCCGACCTGGGCGCCCCGCGCCACACCTACACGGACGCGGCGGCCAAGATCATGGCCAGCGACCCGAAGGCCACGAAGCAGGTGATGGGGACCCTCCGCAAGACCCTGGAGAAGAAGACCCTCACCCTCCTGGCCAAGGAGAGCAGCCTCAGCGAGAAGCAGCTCCTGGAGCAGGCGGTCGAGGTGATCACGAAGTTCCGGGGACCTGAAGTACAGGCCCTGGACAAGGACGAGTTCCTGGCGTTCCTGCAGGAAGCCGGCGCCATGAAGACGGTCCAGGATCCCACCCTGACCGTGGACAGCGCAGAACTGCTCAACCCGATCGGTGTGGTCGCCCTGAAGACCATGGTGACCGACACGGCAGCCCAGATCTACCAGCTGTCCCGGGGCCTCCTCAAGGACGACCTGGCGCAGAAGCTGCCCGGCAACCAGGCGGACCGGCTGATCGACCGGATCATGGTCCTCCATGACCTGCATCAGATGACGATGCAGATCACGGGTCGGGATCTCTGGTCCGGCAAGCTCACGGCCACCGGCAAGTCTGCCCGGGGCACCAAGAAGGTCAATCGCCAGCGGTTTGGCCCGGATGGCAGCCCCCAGTCCGCTGAGGACCTGGACAAGGCACGCCGGGAAGGCCTGAAGCAGTGGGCCAAGAAGGCCAAGCGAGCGTTCCGCCTCGGCAACCAGGCCGAGTACGCCGACGAGATGCGGAAGATCGCGGCTGCCCTGGTGATGGCTGGGGGTGATCCCCTCAAGACCCGGACCATGTGGAGCCTCATTCGCGAAGGCCTCTGGAAGAACACTATGACCCAGTGGTACAACTCTGTGCTGTCTGGGACCGCCACCCTGATCCGGGCTGGAGCCGGCAACTTCAACTCCTTCCTGGCCACACCTGTGGCGACGGGCATGAGCGGCCTGTTCAAGGGTGACGTGCGGATGATGAAGGCCGGCATGGCCGCCTACCGGGGGATCACCGATTCCCTGTGGGACGCCCTGAAGGTTGCCCGCGACACGGCCTCCCTGAACGAGGGGCTGATGGCGGACGCCAAGTACATCGTGGAGCTCCAGGCCAACAACACCCAGCTGGCTGATATGCGGCGGATCCTCGAGGATTCCCCCGACTTCACGCCTGGCCAGGATGTCGCCCTGCGGTACCTCGAGACGCTGGCCAAATTCAACCAGTCCTGGGCTGGCAGCTTCCCCGAGCGCTTCATGTTGGGCATCGACGACTTCACCAAGGTCGTGGCGTCCAGGGCCAAGATCGCCATGGATGCCAGCTACAAGGCCTTCGATGAAGGAGGCACAACTGCTGACTTCGAGCGGGTCTACGACCAGATGAAGCAGTCGAGGATTGACCCGCAGACCTTCGAGATCAAAGATCAGGACCTGTTCGACTACACCAAGATGGCCACCTTCCAGGGTGACCCTGGGGGAATCGTCAAGTCCATCGAGATGCTCCTGAACGCTGCCCCTTGGATGCGTCTGGTCATTCCCTTCGTCCGCACCCCCGGCGAGGTGATGAACTACCAGTGGGAGCTCCTGCCGGTCCTGAACAACCTCAGCGTACGGTACCGGCGTGTCATGCGCCTGAAGCCAGGAGACGAGGGATTCGATCCAGTCCTTCGGGCTGAGATGGAGGGCCGGCAGGCTGTGGGAGCCATGGCGGTGACTGCGGCCACCATCGCTGCCTTCGACGGCAGGATCACCGGCAACGGTCCTCCGCCCGGTCCTCAGCGTCAGCTCTGGCTCAAGACCCACAAGCCTAAGTCCATCCGCACGCCCTTCGGCTGGGTCTCCTACGCCCCCATCGACCCCCTGCAGGCCTGGCTGTCTCTGGCAGCTGACGTCGCGGACCTGGTCAAGATGGGCCACTACGACGAGGCTGACAAGGTCCAGGCCATGCTGATGTTCGGCTTCCAGATGGCAATCACGGACCGCTCCATGCTCCAGGGTGTGGCCGGCCTGGGATCCTTCCTGAACGGCCGGTCTGACGGATCCATGGAGACGATCGACGCCGGCTTCTGGACCATGGTCAACGGCTTCATCCCCTGGGCCGGCCAACGCCAGGCCTTCAAGAGTGCCTTCGACCCGGTGGCCAAGGAGATCGAGGGCCACATCAACAAGGTCTTCGACAACCTCCTCCCAGGCTACTACCAGCAGCATCCGTCCCGTGTGAGCCCCTTCTCTGGGATCGAGCAGCACTCCCTCAGCGGGGGTGTCTGGAACGCCTTCGTGCCCTTCCACATCCACCAGGGGACCTTCCCCAAGGGATCCCCCGAGGAGAAGGAGCAGCGGGTCGTGGGTTACCTGACTGAGGCTGGCTGGGACAGCTCCACCCTCTTGACCGAGAAGTACGGGGGCGGCGAGCTGGCACCTGCCGAGCGCTCTGCCTTCGCCCGAGCCCTCCACAAGGAAGGACTGACCGAGGCTCTGCTCGACCTCTTCGAGAACAACGAGTTCGTGAAGGTGGGCCTGGAGACCTGGAAGGCCACCGGCAACTCCGGCACGGCCCGGGACCAACCCTTCTACAAGGCCATCGTCAAGACCATCAATGGGGTCAAGCGCAAGGCCTTCCAGACCATGCTGCAGGACAACCCCAACCTGGCCCAGCGTCAGGCTCTCATGTACCAGCAGAGCACCCTCCTAGAGCAGGGGCGCCCGGCTGAGGCTGAGGTCCTCCAGAAGCAGATCGACGAGCTGCTCCGTACCCCCTGACCCCTATGAGCACCTACACCCCCGCCAGCTACACCGCCAACGGCACCCAGAAGCTCTACAGCTTCGCCTTCCCATACCTCCGCGAGAGCGATGTGGTGGTCACGGTTGGGGGTGTGGTGGCCTCCAACTACACCTTCCCGAACACCGGTCAGATCGAGTTCGACACGGCTCCCACCGCGGGCAACCCGATCCTGATCGAGCGAGTCACGGATGCAGACTCCCTGATTGCGGTCCTGCAGCCTGGCTCGTCCCTGCCTGTGGACGGCCTGAACGACAACTTCAACCAGTCCCTGTATGTCGCCCAGGAGGCAACCACCACTGCCTCCGAGGCGGCCGAGTCTGCGGCCGATGCTGCAGCCAGCGCCGAGGTGATCACTGCCATCGTGGCCGATCTCCTGGACCTGACCGTGATCGCCAATGTGGCGGCCACACCAGGCACAGGCACGCTGGACGACGTCATCCAGGTCACCAACTCGACCGGGATCGAGAGCGACGCCCGCTACATCAGCATCCCCGGAGGATTCGTGGGCTCCTCTCAGCTGTCCGTCCGGGCACGCTGGAACGGCACGAAATGGGCCTACCTGAGCTACTCGGCCAACGACCCAGATGCACGCTACCTGAAGACCTCTACTGCTGCCACTCCGACAGCGGCCGAGTACGGAACCCTCACCCTGATCTACTGACATGCTCACCATTCTTGGGATTCAATTCACCTACGAAGCGATCGTCTTCATCTTCCTGTTCCTGGCCTCGGAGGTCATTGGAATGAACCCGAAGATGCAAGAGAGCAGTGTCGCACAGTTCATCCTGCACTTCGCCCGGATCGCCAAGTACGGACGTAAGGAGGATGACCAGATCGAGCAGATCAAGAACATCCTGCGCGGTGGGGGTCGCTGATGGCTAACATCCTCTGGAAGGTGCCCCAGTTCTACTCCCAGATGGACAGCCAGGTGTCAGGTCAGGCCGTCCGCTCCTGCCGGTCCAGCACCACGGCCATGGCCATCAAGTTCCACAAGCCACAGGCCCTACTGGGATCCAACGCGGACGACACCTTTCTGCGAACAGTTCTCAAGTACGGGGACACGACCGAGCCTGAGCCCCAGCGGAAGGCAGCCCTGGAGTATGGCATCAAGCTGACCAACTACACGAACGGCACGCCTACGGCCCTCCTGGAGGCCCTGAAGCGTGGTCCGGTGGGTGTGGGCTTCCTGCACCACGGGCCCGTCTCTGCGCCCCGGGGAGGCGGCCACTGGATCCTCCTAATCGGAGCCACCGAGACCCACGGGATCTTCCACGACCCCTACGGGGAGCTGGACGTGGTGAACGGCGGCTACGTCAAGATCGGCTCAGGAGGCAAGGGAGTCCGCTACTCCTGGAAGAACTTCCTGCCCCGCTGGGCTTCCCCGTCGATCGGACCTGGCTTTTACACCACCTTCGAGCCGATCGCTGCTCCTGTGGCCCCCAAGCCCGTCCCGGACGACTCCCCGCTGCCCATCTCGGCTGCCACACTGGCCCACATCTGGGAGTGCCGCCCTGACCAGATCAAGGCCTCCGAGATCCAGGAGCTGAACGCCGGGATGGAGTGCTTCGGCATCACCTCCAAGCCCAACGTGAGGCACTTCTTGGCCCAGATCTCCCACGAGAGTGGTGGAGGTCGCTGGATGGAGGAGCTGGCCTCTGGAGCTGCCTACGAGGGCCGCACAGACCTCGGAAACGTCCTCCCCGGGGACGGCGTGAAGTTCAAGGGAGCCGGATACCTCCAGGTGACGGGCCGATTCAACTACACCAAGCTCGCGGTGGCCCTCAACGACCCGAAAGTGGTCGATCTGGGATGCGAGTACGTGGCCCAGACCTACCCGGCCACCTCTGCAGCCTGGTGGTGGAAGGAAATCGGCCGCCTGAACGAGCTCGTGGGCCCCGCTACCACGGTTCTGGAGGTCACGAAGGTGGTCAACGGAGGCACGAATGGCCTTCGAGAGCGGGAACGATACTTTCGACGCACGCTAGACGTGATCTGACCAATGGGAAAGGCCCAAGAACATGAGTTTGACGAACTCCACAACCTGGTTACCCGCGAACTGACCGACCGGATCCGCAAGGGGGAGGACTGCAGCACCGCTGACATCAAGGCAGCCATCGACTGGCTGTCCAAGAACAACGTGACGGGGGTCGCATCCGCCGGCACAGCCCTTAAGGAGCTGGCGGACAGCCTAACTGAGGAGGATCAGGCCTTCCTCGAGAGGATGATCCAGTGAACGAGCAGCTCCGGGCCGTCCTGCTGAGTGCAGTGGCGGCCGTGGCGGGCTGGTCTGGCATCACCACGATCGGACTCCTCATCCAGGTGGCCTCCCTGCAGTCCGACACGAAGGCCCTACAGGCTGGTCTCGAGCAGAACGCCACGCGAGACATCCGCCTGGAGGACAAGATCTACGAGGAGCT